GCGCCATCGAAGGCACCACCAGCCAGAGCCAAACGTGTGATGTTTGGGTGGCTGTGGTAGAAAGGGGGGGGAAGGGGAAGAAGAGCTCACCAAGAGGGAATCTCATTGGCGTCCCTAACCAGCTACTCAGCAGTACTGGTTCGTGTTGTAGAAAGTGCGCGGCCTGCCATCGTATTCAAAGCAGAAGCTCCCGATCCAGACGACACAGCGTGCACTGGCGACGCACGAGATGTCGGTCGACGTCGTCTCCGGGTGCGAGCACCTGAGGACTCAGATGTGCCACTCGAAAATGACGCGCTGCGGGAGTGGTTGAATACAGGAATACTCCGGGTTGCCCCGTTTCCTGCACCGCCCACGGGTGGATACCGCTGCGTTGAGGCGTCGACAATATCTCGAATGCCCTCACGTATTCCGCTCGGTTGCGGACGATCTGCTCCAGCAGCAGCGACTGCTGGGGCATCTCCATCATCAATTGGGCCAAGGAGGGTTCCTCCGACGGAAACTGCGACATCTTCTGCTATTGGAAGGGTGAAGCAAAGAATCGGGAAGTCAGCCAGGTTTACGGCCGCGTCAAGTTCACGGCAAACACGAACAAGATGTCGTGTTTCCGTTTGAAGTTGTGACGCTGCGAAATCCCACGCCTGCTGCCAATCGATCCGTGGCCGCTGCGGCCATTGTTGCTCCTGGGTATTGCCCTGTCGGGCAAACCACGAGACGTCGTGCTGATCATGTTCCGATCGGACCTCCGTTGTATTGGAGAGCACCCTAACCACAGCACGTGACCAGTGCGAAATCAGCGGTGTTTGCTGATCAGTGGCAAGGTACCCTAAGGCTTTACGTAGCAAACATTCTTCATTAGAAATGATGAGGGGGGAAGTGCTGACATGAAACTTCCGCGCCTGTCTTTGAATGTCACTCACGCTGGTGTTGTCCGTCCATGCGTCTAGGTAATAACGGCCAAGGAAGGGGACCGGGTCCCCCGCAGTCAACGTCTCTGCTTTCAAGACGTGGCCAAGGCTCTTGGTGATTGCGACATACATGTCCTTATCAATGTCGCGGGCCAAGCCGTCATCACCACCCACAATTCCGAGCGAGTCAAAAGCCTCTTCAGGCGAATGACCCATTTCCCGCTAGGTGAAGTACTGCAACAGCGCGTTGTCATAACTGTTGAAATCACTAGTGTCACTCGACCCAGAAAGCCGAGAGCTACCAGTGTTGTACCGAACACCCATCTTCGTGAAAGCAGTAGCTCCATACTGCTGCTTAACCAATCGCGTAACCTCTGAATGATATTTTGGTTCGAAGTATCGTCTAAGCAACGCCAACTCTTGGTTCACCAAGTCGGCGCTGTGCGTACCATCCCAGGCAGAATAATCGGTCGGAGTTATCGTGTTGGCTCCTGAACACACATCGTGGACGCGATCGGCTATCTCACGTGGTGTCTTACCGAATGCCCAGAACTTCTGGGGCTTGAGGATCTCAGCACTGATTTTATACATGAACCCGGCGTAGAGCGTCCGGTGAGCTGCATTGCAAGTACTGATATTCCTAGGGTGTTTGAATCCCTGGTAGATCTCTGCTTTCTGGAATGATGACACTATAAATTTGACGAACTGCATGACATTGCAGATACGCTCGAACCCAAGCCGCTGCGTCGGCCGGTTCTGTGCCTTGAGTACCTCCTCAGTGTCGCAGGGTACTCCTTTATGGACGAGTTCACGCGGCACAAGCAACGCGTTAAACTCCCTCGCAAATCCATCAAACCGTGGGGCCCATTTCTCAACTTTGTTGGCAACGGAGTTAACGCGCGCCTCCACACAGTCGACGTCGTTGTTATACGATCGGACTGGACCGAGGCCACCATTGCACAACTCCGGACCGATCACGCGCA